CGCCTCATCGTGGCTTCCCATACGCTCTTTTAGCATAGCCTCAGCTTCGTCAATGTCGCCCTCAGCGGCTCGCTTGGCGTCCTTGGCGTTGACCAACTGAGCCAGCCAGTCGTTGTCTTCGCCCTCAAGCGTGATTGGCGGCGCACCGTCATCGACACGCGGGTAGGCGATATTGCCGTCAGCGCTGGACTGGATCGGATACCAGTCAACGTCAAACTTGCGGCGCTCAAACTCCTCGATCTCATCCGTGATGCGCGACTGCACCGCAGCGTTTGCCTGATATAGGAAAATGCGTAGCTCCACACCGCCGTACAAGACGCACACAGCGCCCCAAGTACATTTAGGCATACACATAATCTGCCCCTGCAACTGAAGCGGCCCCCTGTGAGGCGCTGGCCGGTCTTCTGGCTTACTGCTGGTCAGCTTACTCTCCAGCACGCCCACGCCGTCAACCCAGACAGGGCCGTCAACGCAGTAAATGCCTTTTGACGGATCGGTGGTGACTTCATGCCCCAGCCCGCCGTCAGCGGTGCCGTCAAGCGACACGGCAAACGGTAGTGTGTCGTGGAAGATGGCGTCGTGTTCAAGCTTCAGGTCAGTCAGGTTGAGCCGTTCAGCGGCAGTGGTGAGGATGACGCCCTCCAAGGCGTCACCCCAATCACAGGCTTCGTTGCCGTTGAATGGATTTGGGTTTGGCTTGCCTTCGATTGAGGCTAGTGCCTCAGCCAGCAAGTCGTTTGGCGTGCCGTATGGCGACGCGTTAAGCAACATTGCCAGCCTTGATCCTGTCACAATGTCGTCGGGTGTTTTTTTACCTACCATTGGTTATGCTCCTTTTGTTTTTAGGCGTTCAACTTTTGATCTCCAGATGCCAACGCGGCGGTTGGCAACGTTTATTTTTTTTGTGAAGTGGCGATGGGCAACTCTGAGGATAGCTTTTTCTTCCATTAGCTCCGCCTCTAACTGACTGGCGTGGTCGTGCCACTCATCCGCCTGTTTCTTTATTGCGTTGACGCGGTCAGCCATCTTCCGGCTATGCGCCTCAGACTGAGCCACCGCGTCACGCAACGCAGTCAGCGTCTGGATAAGGTCAGCGCATACGCGCTCACCGTTCATAATTTTTTCATCCATATCTTTGATGATTTTAAGGTGTTTAGAAAAATCCATTAGTTAGTCTCCCATTTGTTAGATTTACGCAGGTTTTCTTCAGCCGTGATTACCTGCAAATTCCACGGTACATGAAGGCCACAAATGTTTTCACCTCGAAGCGGTATGATGTGGTCAACGTGATACTTAATAAAGCCAGCCTCTTTATTCATTTGGCGAGAGTTTCTGTAGAATTTCATTATCAATGGGCGCAAAGACTTGCATATAGGTTTTATGCTTTCACCCCTACTTTTGACGCCGTTGGCCTTTTCGTAAGCCCTCATGTAATCAATTATTTTTGCTTTATTTTTGAGATAATATTCGCGCTTATATTTTTGGCGCTTGGCCTTGTTTTTTATTCGGCCTAACCTCGCGCACTCAACGCAAGTAAAAGAGCAAGAATAGCGAAGCGTGTGACCGTATTGGCACGGTTTTCCGTGGTACTTTTGCCCCTTTCCCTTTGCCGCTTGGCGCGCTTTGTTTGTTAACTCCACATCACAAGTGGCGCACACTTTTCTTTTGGTGTGCCGCTTGTCTATGTGACCGTGCTTGCAAGGCTTGCCAGTAAAGTAGTGCGGCAAGCCTTTTGCCATCGCCTCTTGGCGTGTAACAATCTCCATCAGTTTGCACCCCAAAAGCGAGCCATCAAATACCAGAAGTTCCAGTCTGTGACTGCATTAGTGAAAAAAGCCAAGCCAAATGCCATTAGCAAAAGCATGCAAATTGTGTCTTTAATCATGTCACTCTCCCATATTTAGACGGTGTCTTTAAACGTCCGTCGGGCGTCTTAGGTGCCAACGCCGTCCAGCCGTTAATGTGTAGGCGGTACGCGCTACACACGATCTCACCGCCAACCCAACTCTCGCCACGCGAGATGTGCGTGATGAGGCTCTTGTGGCCGGTGCGTTTACAAGCCAACGCGATTGCATCGTACCTGTCGAAAATTGGACCAGTTACAACTGGACGCGTGAACGGATTGCTCACGACATACCAGAGTTTGACGCGATCTGATCTGATCTGTTTCATTTTTACCCCTTTTAAGTTAATGCGTAAAACACCTCAAAGGCTTCTTCTTTTGGCATTGCGTTAAGTACCTTATGGTCTGAATATTTGTTAACCACATAATCAATATGCCTGTTTGTGATAGTAGGCTTGCCCTTGAAAGATATCGCCTGAACATCCTTTGGCTCTTTAGGATCAATCACCAAGACGCTTTTGCGGATAGCTTTTGCAAACTCTTTTTTAGCCAAAAACATATTTACCTGATCTCCGCACCAGATTTCCAAGTTTGTCTCATTCCAAGAATCATCCCATTCGCTATGCCACTTAGGTAATTCTTGAGAAATCCTTTCGCACAATTTTTGAACACACCTGTCGTAACGGTTTGATCCGCCACGCCCATCGTTATCAACGTGACAATAAAGCTTGCCGTTGATGTAGATGTTGGCCTCAAAGCAATGCGTTTCCTCAGATGCAAACTCAGCATATTTGATAGCTTTAAGTTCAATGGTGTCGCCGTTTAAAAATTTAGTCATTTGGTAATCTCCCTTGATTTCCCTGTTTTGTCCCTCTTACCTATTATATATAGGGATGCTATCTAAATATGACAAGACCAATATTGCATTATTATTAGATTAATTGCAGAAAAATAGCACTATGCCTTTAATCGCCCATAAAAGCCCGCTGACGGCATGTAGGTGTTTTGGGGCATAAGTGTACCAAAAATAAGCCAGAAGCGTTTTTTGCTTCCAGCAACGATCACAGAAGGGTCATAAAATGAGTGAAGTTAAACCAGTTTTGTTGAGGCTCAGAGCCTCGACCATCGAAATGCTAAAAGCCGAGCTGGATGTGTCGGCTCACCGCAGTCAGTCGTCTCTTGCCGATGAGTTGCTGGTCAAACAGTTAGAGAGCAATATCCGCCAGCGCCACATCCAGACGACTATGGATCATCAGGCGGGGCGGGTCTGATGCGTGCCGGGGGTGGTCGCGCCAAGGGTGCAGCGTTTGAGCGACAGATCGCGGGCATGTTGTTCGATGAGTTGGGCATAAAGTTTAAGCGCAACCTTGAGCAATACCAGATGAAAAATCTGGCAGACCTGACGGCGTCAGACGCATCGTTTCCGTTTTTATTGGAACTGAAAAGATATAAAAATGCCGTGTCATCTTCTTGGTGGGATCAGATAGTGACCGCCGCCCGCACGTCAGACGGCAATCCTAACGACTGCCTGCCGTGCCTGATCTGGAAGCTAGATCGGCAGGATATTAGTGTGCGGATACCTATTGAGGCACTGGTGCGGTTGGGGCGGCCAGTGGCTCAGGATGTGGCAGAGGCATACGACTGGCGCTACACGGCAACGCTGTCTTGGCCTGACTTCATTATGGTGTGCCGTGACCTGATGGCGAGGGGGTAGACTATGCTTAGGATGCTCGACCTATTCAGCGGCATTGGCGGCTTTAGTTACGCTGGCGAAAAGCTGGTGGGTGGCTATGAAACAGTTGCGTTCTGCGAGTATGATAAACACGCGCAGAAGGTCTTGCGTAAGCATTGGCCTGACACAGAGATAATTGATGACGTTAGGGAGTTAGCGAATGACGCAGATAGATTTAGAGGATTGGTTGACATCGTTGTCGGGGGATACCCGTGCCAGCCTTTCTCGACGGCCGGGGTCAGACGAGGCGATAAAGATGACCGACACCTCTGGCCGGAAATGCTTAGAATTATCCAAGCTGTCAGGCCGACTTGGGTTATTGGAGAAAATGTTGCTGGACACATCTCTATGGGCCTCGACACGGTGCTATCTGACTTGGAAGCCGAAGGATACCAAGCAAGGTGCTTTGTTATTCCGGCTGTCGCCGCAGACGCCCCGCACAGACGAGACAGATGCTGGATTGTGGCTCACTCCTCGGTCAATGGAGATAGACGAGACGCCGGAAAATTTCAGGAAACGCATGAACAGCAAAAGAAAAAAAGACCGCAAGAATGGGTTTGCGAACCTGACGCAACAAGTGAAATACGGCGGGAAAAGTTCAGAGGAAACGGAACTCCAGCGCCAGACGGAGGAACCAAATCTATGGGCAACGCCGACAGCGACAGTCTCGCAGGGGTCTACAGCGGGGAACCCAAACAGAAAAAACGCGGGTCGGGATTTGAGACAAGACGTAAAGATGTGGCCGACGCCAATCGCACACATTGCGATAGAGGGCGGATATCCGAGCGAATACACTCGACGAACACAGAGCCTAACAGCAGTCGCAACACAGGCAGATTGCAAACCCCACAGTTCTGGGAGCCTGAACCCGCAATTTGTAGAGTGGTTGATGGGATACCCGGCCGGGTACACCGACTTAGACAGCTAGGCAATAGCATCGTGCCTCAGGTGGCGGCTCGGATATTGTGGGCTATCAAAGAGGCGCACAATGGCTAGGCCAATGTATGAGACAGACGCTGACCGCAACAACGAGCAGCGGGTCGCTGACTTGCTGGCGGAGAAGGGTTACAGCCTCGACAAACTGCCAATAAGTTTTGGCCTAGACGTGGCTATAACCGACGATTTTGAAGAAAAGATTGTGGCGTTTGCCGAGATAAAGGCACGCACATTTGAAATGAATAAGTACCCGACGGCAATGATTAACCTGCACAAGGTTATCAGGGCGCACGACATTTCCGCTTGCACAGGATTGCCGTCGTATCTTATCGTTCTTTACCGCGACGCACTGGTGCGAATAAATTTTGCCAGTGAGTTTGCGGTCAAGATGGGTGGCAGGTCAGATCGAGGCGATCCGGCGGATCGTGATGTCTGTGCCTATTACCCGATTAGTGGGTTCACGGTTGTGAGCCAATTTTGAAAAAGCTGAAAACGGAAAAGGAAACGTAAAATGGCTTTAGGTTTTGTGAATGAAAACGGCGGTGACGGTTCAGCAATTGTGCCGATTTTGAAGTATGACACTCGCGGTGGTTACATCATTAAGGTGGATCGCCACCAAGATGAGGGCGGCACTTGGGTTAAGGATGAATCCGAGCTGGAATATCCGGTTAAAGTCGCGATGGACTTGGAAAATATCAAGGTCGGCTGGCTCGGCTTTGTTGGTGGCGCACCAGACTTTCATCTGGTCAATATTGGTGAGCCAATGCCAGCACGCCCAAGCCCTGACCACAATCAGGGCTTTCAGGTCAAGCTCTGCAATAAGGAGCTGGGGCTGCGTGAGCTGTCCAGCGGCGCAAAGACTATGACTGTGCCGTTTAATAACTTGCACAACGCGTATGAGGCTCAGAAGGCCGACAATGCGGGTAAGGTGCCGGTCATTGAGTTTACCGGCTCTGAGCGTTACAAGGTCAATACGCCAAATGGTGAGTTGACTTTCAAGAAGCCGGTGATGGTTATCAGCGGTTGGGTTGACCGTCCGGCAACCTTAGATGGCGCAGCAGCGCCGCAAGAACCTGCGCCGACAGTGTCAGCGCCTGCGATGGAAGCTGTTGCCACCTCGGCGGCTCCGCCAGCGGGCAGCGACCTGTTCTAGCGCAGTAGGTAGCGGCGGTCAGGGTTTCCCTCCCTTTCCCTGATCGCCGCTACCGCTTTAGCAAAGGGACAAAGGGTGAGGAAAGGGTTTTAGTTATGACAAATATATCGGCTCACATCGAGCAAATAGCGCGGCACTATTGGGGCGAACCTAATATGAAGCTGTCGCAAAAAGGCCGGACGCTCCGTTTTGGCAATCGTGGATCGCGCGAGGTGCATCTCGGCAAAGGCACTTGGTTTGACTTCGAGACAAACGAAGGCGGTGGCTGCGTGGACTTGGTGCGGATGAATGAGGGTGCCACAATCGCCAGCAACATCCCCGAGATATTAGAAAGAAAATTCGGCATACAACGTCAGGCGCAGCAGTCGCTACAGCCAGCGCGGTTTATGTCTGCGGTCTACGACTACATCGACGATCAGGGCGAGGTGCGCTATCAGGTCAGGCGGTTTGAGCCTAAGACGTTTCGCCAGTGTCGCCCAGACGGCAAGGGCGGCTGGCTGTTCAATATGGATGGCGTCGAGGCGCTACCGTATAATCTCCATCATATGATAACCAACCCAGACGCGCCTGTGTTTATCGTGGAAGGCGAGAAGGCGGCGCAGCGGCTTACTAAGCTGGGGCTGGTCGCCACAACCTCTCACGGCGGGGCAAAGAAGTGGCAGCCGGTACTCAATCAGTATTTCGCCGGACGCAATGTCGTGGTGCTTGCTGACAATGACGACGCGGGGCGTGAACATGCGGATATAGTGATCGGCAATCTGTTTGGCGTTGCTGGCAGGATAAAGCGGGTGGAGCTGGACGGTTTGCCGCCGAAGGGAGATATCGTGGACTGGCTGGACAGCGGCAAGGGGCTGGAGGATTTGACGGCAGCGGTTAAGGCTGCGCCTACGGTGGCTGAGGCTCCGGCGGTAGAGGCTGAGGCGGTTGAGCCTGAGGGTGACGGTTTAGACTACTTTGAATTTGTCGGCGCTGACTACATCCGTAATATGCCGCCGATTGAGTGGGCTATCGGTGAGGGTGACGACGGAATCATAACCGAGAATGGCCTGACCGTGCTTTACGGCGCACCGGGGGCTGGTAAGTCGTTTATCGCGCTAGATATGGCTCTGTCTATCGCAAACGGCGTTGAGTGGCAGGGTATGCCGACCAAGATGGGGAAGGTCTTGTATATCGTTGGCGAGGGATTGGCGGGCATAGGTAAGAGGCTGTCAGCGTGGGAGCAGCATAAAGGTATCCGCACTAACGACAACTTGCACGTCCTGCCAATCGCGGTGAACTTCAGGGATCAGTCGGAAGTCGAGAAGCTGATGCGGTCTATTGATAAGGCTGGGTCGGGCTGGTCTATTGCCTTTTGCGACACAGTCGCGAGGTCGTTAGTAGGCGCAGATGAGAATAGCAGCCAAGAAATGGGCTTATGGGTGGCTGCCGCCGACAGTATTAAGTCGCATTGCAAGTGTGCGTTTGTCGGTGTTCATCACTCAGGCAAGAATGTGGCAAACGGTATGCGCGGGTCGTCAGCCCTGCTAGGGGCGGTTGATACGTCGCTGGTAGTCACAAAGGATGAGGAATATGTGACGATCCGTGTGGAGAAACAAAAGGACGCAACCCCAGTAGACGATCAGGCGTTTCGTATGACCGAGGTGGCTATGATATCCGGCACGTCCGTCGTGCTTGAGCGTGTCTCTGGCGATGTACAGAAGAAGACAAAGAAGGTGCGGCCATCTAAAGGCGCACAGGAAATAGCGTTTATGGCGCTGCAAAACCTACTCATAGACCGCAATGAAAAGCAGGTTCATTACGACGATTGGAAGGCGAAACATGAGCGAAATACGCCTGATTCGACGGCAGATCAGCGGTATCAGGCGCGGAGAGGGCTTCAGGCCAAGGGGCTGGTGGTTATAGACGATAATAAGTGCTGGATTAACAGTAACTTGGCGGAATAGTCGTATGGGATTTAGTGTTCGTACGATATCGTATGACGAATTGGTACGATATCGTTCGTATCGTATCCACCCTAAGGGGATACGAATACGATAGTACGAACGACACGAACGAAGGGAAAAAATGATGGTAGCTAAGAAGACAACGAGGCCGAGGCCAAAACCTAGCAAGGTTTACTATCAGCCTACTCAGCCAGCAATGCGGCGGATGCAGGACGCGTTGCATAGGTATGACGATGTCGTGTCGGAGGTTGAGGGGCGATGGGGTGTCGACCGTCTGGTGTGGTTGGTTGGCGGCGAGCTGCGTGACAGGTTCGAGCAGCAAATGGATCGTCTCAATACGGCGATAGATAAATGCGATCCGTCTATCGAGCATGAGGTTGAAGTGACGTTGCGTGGTGTGGCGGCGTTAGAGCAGGCGGCGATAGCTGCTGGCGCGAAGCCTCTCAGCGGTGACTACATCGAGGGCAGGATGCCGGATGGTAGGGTGATAGCTATTACGGCGACAGGATATGAGGCTGGTAAGGTAAAGCGCGACAATCGTGAGATGGTCGTGTATTCTGTTGATGAGATAGGGCATATCATTGAGGGGTTGAACAAAGAGGCACCTGTGGTTGATGCTATAAAGAACGCGTTTGCTGGTGCCGAGGTTCAGAGTGTTAAGCCGGTTCCGGCTAATTTAGACGACGAGATACCGTTTTGAGTGGGGTTCGGATGGAAGATATCGACAACGAGCGTGACGATGTGCTTAAGGATCGCGAGTATATGCTTCTCGGCACATCCACTTGGGTTGACGTCAGGACGCTCACGGTGAACGTACAGCGCGTCGGTAATGGCGTCAGGGTAGATATATGGCCAAAGGAGCTTATGCGGGGTTACGAGCCGATAGCGAGCGTTGAGGTGCCATTTAGCAAGGGGAGGGATAATGATAGCGGCGGGGGATGGTAGCTGGCAGCGGATGCTCGATCAGGATAGATGCCCGAAGTGTCGGAGCCTGATGACAAAGCTGGTGAACGAACAAATGATGATTAAGCGTGAGTGCTTGGTTTGTAATTTAACGGTTAACGAAATGGATAGCGAAGATGAAAAGGGCTGAGGTTTTAGACACGGCGAAGGAATATGTGACCAAAGACAGGGCGGCGGATCACGGCAATATGGAAGACAACTTCACAACGATTGCGGCGTATTGGTCTAACCATTTGTCGCATGAGGTTACGCCTATCGACGTGGGCATAATGATGACGCTGCTCAAGATAGCGCGGCTGAAGGGCAATCCATACCATCAGGACAACTACGTTGACGGTTGTGGGTATCTGGCTTGTGCCGGTGAGCTGGTGGATCACGATGGGTGAGGTGCTAGAGTTCAAGAAGCATTGGGTCTGGTTCTTTGAGGAGCCAGTGACGTGCGACTATTGCTTGAAAGAGACACGCGCTAAAGTGTTTGAGAAGATGCAGTCGATAGTTTGTGGCAATTGCGGTGAGGCGTTGCTGTTGATTGATGAGAAGACCAGTTACGTTTTGACCGTAGATTTCGACGATGAGGATTACGACGATGTCAGCTAGGTTGCCTGATGATGTTTGGGTTGAGTTCCTATCTCGCGTGACAGCGGGTAGAGCTGGTCAGTCAGTGTGCAAGGACAAGGACATGCCAGCTTGGGGTACGACTTGGAACAAGATACACAACGACAAGGACTTTGAACGCAAGTACATGAACGCGCTGGCGTCTCGCGGTATGATTTATGCGGATCAGTTGGATGAGATAAACAGGCGTGTCCTGAATGGTGAGATTGATCCGCAAGCGGCTAGGCTTGTGTCGGACAACTTCAAGTGGACTGCGGCTAGGTTGTTGCCGAAGGTGTACGGAGACAAGCAGCAGGTCGATGTGACGCATGAGGCTGGTGGGTCTTACCTCGACCTATTGCAGCAAGTGAACAAGGCGGCTCAGTTGAAGCACGTTGATGTGGTAGAACACACAGAAGACACAAGTGACGGATTACGCGCACGCGCGACCGAAGTTAACCAGATTTCGGTTAACAACGATATGCCTAAAAAACAGGCAAACAAGAAGAAAAAGGGCAAAAAGTTATCCACAGGCAGCTAAGTCATTGTATTTGCACGATACGCGTTGCGCATAATTAACGTTATGCGACATTTCTGCCAAATATGTACAAAGTTAACCCAAAATCGGTTAACACCCCCCCGGTCGATCACACGCGGGGGGCGGGAGAAAAAATATA